GTTGGGTCGGGGTCATATGTTTGTTTCCATAAAAAACGGTTTCTGGTTTTGTTATTGCAAAGCCTTTGTCTTTCAATGCTTCATTGCGGTGGTGGTTTTGTATTGCGTCACGTTTGCGTTTGTAGGCCTGACCCCTTCGACTGTTGCAAGGTAGGCAGGCGGGCACCATTTCGTCATGTGATCCACCGCGGTCTAATTCCACTAGATGATCAGCAGTTGTTGCTTCGTTGCCACACCAATGGCAGGTGGGGTTGTCTGCTAGTAGCGCTGCACGTTTGCGTTTGTATTCCGCTGTGTCGTATGGGGTGCTGGGTCTTGTCATGTTTGCTCACGCGCCTTCGGCTTGTGCTAGCGCGCGCTTCGCGCTTGCTGTCATTTCTTATAGTAGGGCATCTGGACGGGCGTATGTTTGTTGTGTTTGTTTTGTGTATGTCATTTTGTTTGTTTGCGCCAAGGCATAGATGTGATTGCCCCACCCACCAGATTGCCCAACCTGGTACCCATTTTCATTCAATGACGATTGTTTACGCCTTGCCAAATCGCTTTGCCTAAACCATTTCGTGTTGCATGTTTCAGGGCGCGATTTTCTACCCAGGTTCCCCTGTTTACTGCCCACCCCATGCAAACGGGGCACACACATGACGCTGGCCTATTGTTGCTTTGAAATTAGGAAATCTACTAGATCGGTGTACGGCACAAACAAATCGGCGGCCGCTGTGTACACCGTGATGTCAATTTTGCGTTTGCTATCGAATGTGCCTTCCACGTCCCATTTGGCAAATGTTGCCCGTGGGGACAGGCACCAGATGTTGGCGGTCTTTTTGCAAACCATGACATACGCCAACGGTTTCACCGTTTTCATGTCATAACCATATTTGGTGTCAATGAATAATGGGTCATAAATCAATTGGCCTTGGTCATCACAAATATGGGTGCGCGCTTTGACCTCTAATGGTTTATCTGTCCACGGCAGGCAAATGTCCTTTTCGTGGCGTGTAATCCATTCCTGTGTGCGGTCTTTTGGTGGCTCTGGTGTCCAGCATTGCACCCCGCGCAATTTCAGGCGGTCAGCAATCATGCTGGCCCAATATGCGCCCTCACTAAATGCGGCTGGATAGTCAAAAGTCATGGTCATTGATGTGGGTTGCTCAACATGTACAGCACATATTCCATGTCTGATGGTTTCCACACCGCGGAATACACCCCAGCCTGTTCAAATGCCAACAGCCAACGTTTCTGCAATGGGCTGGTTTTGCCTTTTTCGCTTTTCAATTCGATAGCCAAAATTTTTCCGCCCGTAGGGTGAATAAGTAGCAGATCAGGGAAACCAGCGTCACCTTGAATGTGTGTAGCCCATGCGCCGCGCCTGTTCATTGCTGGCAGGTCATGGTGAATAAGCCAGCCATAACGTTTGGCTACGCCAATCACCAGGTCTTTGAATTCGCTTTCATTCATCAGCGGGCACAATTCTTTTGTTGTCTGCCAACCATTCCCAGGCTTGCGCCAGTTTTTGCCACGTTTCGCGGCTTGCCTCTAAATCTGCATATCGCTTTTCTAATAATGCTTTTTCAGCGCGCAATGTGTCAATTACACCGCGCAAATAATCAACTATTTCAACAGGTGTTGCCCCAGTTTGTTTTTCATCAAATGTCATTTCAATGCCTCAATGACCGCGCTGGCCTCATGTGATTTCAACAATTCCAACACAGCATCATCACGGTTCACGGTGCGCTGTATAAATTCCAACAAATTCAAATCGTCCATGTTTGCATCTTTTGCCAATTTCTTGATGTAGCCCTGTTGCTTAGGTGTAGCAAATGCGCCAAAGGGTGTGTGCACTTGCGCGCTAGAAGCACCTTGACCGCCCTGGCGTTCGACTTTTTGCATTTCCTCACGGGAAGGCCGTTTGCCTTGTGTAGCAAAACCCATGTTGGCTAAACATCTGCCCAAACTAGACGTTTCACAATTTTCAACAAATGATGTGGCATTTACGCCGCGGTCTGTGTGGATTTCATGCGCGTACCCCGTAGCGGTTGGGTGTGCATCATCACGGTGTTTCCAGATCACGGTGCGAACAATGCAGGTGTCCCCGTCATAGTTCATCAACGTGGTTTCAACGCGCCCGTCTGGGTATGTTTCCCAAAATCGGTTCAACCGTGTTTCTACGGTTTCATAATTGGATAAGTCAAATGCCATTGGTGTTTCCTTCTGTCTGTTTTCTAGTTGTTCTCTGCGTTTCGCATCACTTCGAATGTTGTTTGCTGTGTGGGAATTATATTTGGAACGCTCATTAGATGTGTAATAGCGGGCCATTGGTTTACAGTTCGCCGCCTAGTTCCTCTATGCAACGCAAACATGTTTCTGCATAGATTTCGTTACCTGATAAATCAAAGTCTGTTTTCATTACCTTCAACGTGCGTATCAGGTAATCGTCACGAATAGGTTTGGGTTTGTGTGCAGGCCTGCAAATATCATCAATGAGTTTCATCATTGCATGGGTTTGTGGCGTTACTTGCAAATCAATTTTGTCTGTAATCATTTTTCGTGTTTCCTCTGTCATGGAATTTTCGGATAATGGGTATTCGATCATTTGGGTAAACGCCAGGGTGACCAACCTGACCTAGTCCAAATAATCAAACCTGCTTTCAGATTAGTTTGTGCATGTAACAGCTTTTCGCATGATGTGATAAGGCCTGTTTTTTGTAGGTAACTATTCGGGCCTTCACACCAAAAAGAATTGATCTGTAAAAGGCCATAGGACTGTCCTACTGTGTCCCGTTTGTTATGTGAATTGGGTGTGCATCGACTTTCGCGCTGCATAACATATTCCAATTTGTCACGTTGCTTTACTGGCCAACCCAGGTTGACGGCCAATGCGCTGAATTGTTGGCAAACGGTGGCTGATGGGTTTATGTAGAAAACCGTGGTTGCCGTGGTGCTGGTGGCGCTTGGTTCAATCAGGTAGGGCGCTAGTGCAATGGTGGTGTTAGGTGGATCTGATTGGCTCATTAGAGGCTGTATGGCAAGCGTAAAACCCACTAGGGCTGAAATAACACCTGCCACAATTTTGGTTGCTGTAAACGTCATTTTTTCTCCAATTGGTATGGAACGCCCCAGGTGTCCCCAATGGCGTTTTTGAATGACAGTTGGGCGTGTAACACTTTTTGGCTGTCTGGGTCACGAAAAATTTGCACCATCACAATTTGGTTTGTTTCCAATGCGGTGGTGAAAACCTCATATGTGTAGGTCTTAGCGTCAGCCATAACTGTTTATCCCTCTGTCAGGTATATGTCCACCCTATGGGGTGGGTGTGGCTGGGTCAAGCATTAGCGCTGGCGGGGTCTTATCGCCCACAAAATAAAACCAATGCCACGGTTCAGCGGGCATTACCTCTAATGACCAACCATATTTTGGCGCGTTCTCACATAGCCACGCCCATGTTGCTGGGTCTTTGCTGTTAGCAATATCGACTGCCAAACCCAAATTATGGCGTGATGATCCAGGCGCGGCCAACGGTGCGTTCCCTGGCTTCAAATAGTATTTGCGGCCTTCCCACGTTCTGGTTGACGCGCCAACGATTGGTTCCAATGTGTAGCGCTGTAAGAAACCTGCACGTTGTTGGGCTAACGATCGGTAAGTGTCGCCCGCGCTGGTTGGTTTGAATTGTTTGATGCCTGACGCAAACGCGGCCTGACGCATCGCTGTCCAACTAGCGGCCGCTAAATGATGCAATTTTCCAAACGGCTTTACATCGCGCAAAAGGTTCATTGGCAATTCGCCTGGTTTGCAATGCACCAGATCCGCTGGCAAAACCAGTTTTCTAATCGGTGGTTGCACTAAATCCAGGCTTTGATTTCAGGCCATTCGATGCCACAAGGCCAGACAACGTGCCAGTCAAAAACACCAGCAGAGTGCTTAGCAAATCAATTAGTTGTGCGTCTGTTGGTGCCTGCTCTGTTGGCTGATCCACAAACAAAATTCCGTAAATGAACGCCATGACCGTGAACGTAAAACATAAGGCCATCAAACGGCCAACAAAAACAATAAGTGAGGCGTGATGTTGTTCTGGTGTCTTAGTCACATGCGGCCTTTGTAAAACATTGATATTTGATATTAGTTTTTGAAATTGTGCAACCACTACAACCCCACAGCACTACCGCAATTAGTAACGCGTAACCAAGAAAAGCACGCCATCGCATTATGCAATAGGTGGTGGGTTGTCTGCTAGTTCGGTTGCCTTAGCAATTGTTGCTGCCTCTGTTGGTTGCAAGGCTGGGTCATCTAACCATTCAAGGCAATAATATCCGTCACCTGGTTCGTTGTATCGCCACGTTGTACCAGGCGCAAGTTCGCGTGTGGCGTTGCCAATTTGAGTGTCTATTTGCTGTTTAGTTGCCATTATCCAATTTTCACAATCGTGATCTGTGCGTAATTTTCGCTAATTCCCGCTGAACTAATTTGTACACCTAAACCGTTTGTTGCAACTGCTGCACCTGTTTGGTAATACTGCAATTCAAAGTTTTTTGTTCCCGTAATAGTAAACGTGCCGTCTAACAGGGTGTAACAAGCGGACGCGCTCAACGAATAGTTGTTTGGGCCTGAAATGGTTGTTGTGCTGTCTGTTGTATTGCGTAAACGTAACGCCACAGCATTTGAGTTGAAATGTGGTGAAATAGCAGAAACTCTGTAGGTTCCAGCAACTAATGCAATCACGCTTGATGTCAGCGTTGCACCAATGTTGTTGACAATGGTGGTATTCAATATGCGTTTTGTGTAGGTGGTCTGAACGCTTGCACCGCCTGCTGTGCCGCTGGCCTGTGTTTCACTAAATATCGCAACAGTTTGTGCAAGCGCGACACTTTGCCATGCAGCACCGTCATAGTATTGCGTGGTGTCAGTTGCTTCGATATATGCGAATTGCCCTTCGGCAAGTGTTTTTTCACCAGCGCCACCAAATGCAGCGTCCCGTGTTGTTGTTGATGCAAAAACTGGTATTCCACAATTTACGTTGTCCATCTGTGCAGCGGTCAAAATCTGGTTTGCTACAAAATCGTATGTTGTTGTTACTGCATTTGCGCCCATAGTAATACCTATCCTAAGACATTCAGGCTGTCTAGTGTGCCATATACCGCATTGTCTAAAATCAATTCAAACACAATTGTGGTGGGTGCCGTTGACAGCAAAATACTATGTCCAGCGCCCACGGTGATGGTGTGTTCAATGCCTTCCACGCTTAGTTCCTGGGCTAGTTCGGTAGTGCCTGTACCGCTAGGAAATGTCTTTTCCACGGTAATGGTTTGCCCTATTTCAATGCTGGCCACGGTGTCGCGCTGGGCTGTGCTCAACATCAGGAAATCGGTTTCTACGCTGGTATAGCGGGCCTCTGGTTCGCCGTTCAGTAGATATGACGCGGCGGTGTCAATAGATGGTTGTTCGTGTAGCAGGCTGTTGGTGATGCTGTTTGTCTGAATAAAATACGTAGCGATTGAGGCTAGATCCTCTGCGGTGGCGGTGTTGCCATTTAGGCCTGTGACCACGGCGCGGTTTATTACCGCGTCCGCTTCAAATGATATGCCTACGCCGTTGTAAGGAATGTTTGTTCCATCGTCATGGAAATCAGCCACACTTGCCGAAAGTGTGTTCCCGATCCTGTCCTGAAATGTCAGTTTGCCTTCGGCGCTCATAAACAGGCGGCCAAATTCTGCGGTGCTGTTGATCTGGTTGATGTATTGCAAAACGTTTGTTCCAGCAGGAACGGTGTAGGCGGCAGCATGTCCCAGGTTCACGGTGCCTGTTGATATGTCACGATCAGCCAATGGAAAATCAACCTCTGGCAAATCCAACACCGTTTCAATTCGCGCGCCAGACAATTCGGCTGATGGGTTGAATTCGTCTAGATAGGTTTGGGCCAGCAAATAGAATTGATCTGAACAATAAACTGTGACGGTATCAATGCCACCCAACGCAAAGTTGTAGTCATAGTTGACCACATAACCTCTGAACAGGTAATGGGCCACGTTGCTGTTGTCGTATCGAATTAGGCGCACCTCACGCATTGGTGCTAGCCCTGGCTTTGCTTCCGCGGTGTCGTAGTACGGGCTATTTTCATCAAATGGATTGAATACGCCGCCAGCCAATGTGTCGTTCAATGTGAATGACATGGTGCCTGCGCTGAATTGGTCACCTATGTCGCGCCTGCCGCGTTTGACGGAAACACCAATACAACCGTCCATGACGCTGGCAAATTCGCCTTCACCGTCCAAAAGGTATTGTGTATTGTCTAACACTCCGCGCGTTGCATCGTCCAATGTAAACGCATTGATTGAAAACCCTGTGGCTACTTGCAGGTCATAATTTCCGCTGTCAATTACTGCAACGCCTGGCATCACGCCACCTGAATGTTTGCTGGGCCAGCGCTGCGGTTGTAGGCGCGTATTGCGTTGACTACGGCCTGACCAATTTCGGCGCTAGTGGCTAGTCCGCCGTTCACGTTGACGGTAATACCGCCGCCCATGCCACCCATTTTTGATAGTGGAACTACGGCCTCTGGGCCTGCTTCACCAATCATGGCAAGTGTTGGGCCTGTAACAATTCCACCTTCCGCCAACATAGGAATGTTTGGAACGTCAAATCCTTTTCCGCCTAAGCCTGGCACCCATGATGGAAAACTAAATGACAGTTTGCCAATGGTGTTATTCCACAGGCTTGCAATGCCGTTGAAAATTGATTTGTAGATATTTAGGACGGCGGTGAAATAGGTTTTGATTGCGTCAAAACTAAATTTGACACCTGTGGTTATCGCATCGAATACGGTGTCCACGATTTTGCGGACACCATCAAATTTGAAATACAGCGCGGCCAAAATGGCAATCAAGGCAACCACGGCAATGATCACCAGGGTAATTGGGTTGGCCAATAGCAAAGCGTTCCAAACTGCCGTCAGCGCGTTTGTAATGACCTGCACAGCGTTGTAAACCTTCAAGGCAGTATTGACAGCCAAAACCGCTAACGCAATGCCACCGATTAGGCCAGCAATGACAATGAACGTGGTGGTGTTGTTTTGTGCCCATGCACCCAGCGCGGTGAGCAATGGCAACACTTTTTCAACAACAGGGATCAGCGCCGCGCCAATGTTTTCTTTTGCTTCGGCAATTGCTATTCCAAATCGTTTCATTTGGCCTTCGGCGGTTCCTGCTGCGGTAGCGGTAGCACCACCAAATGTTCCACCCAGCACGTCCATCACGGTGTTGAGGTCTGCACCGTCTTTGATTAGTGCGGCCATTTCTGGTGAAAGCGCTTTCAGGCCTTTCATGTTTCCGCCATAGGCTTTTGCTAGCGCGTCTGAAACTGTTGCTAAATCTTTTCCTGTGGCTGTGGAAATATCCATTGCCAGGCTTAGGCCTTCTTGTGCCTTGCCAATGTCTTTTGTACCGCGCGCAAGGTTGGCCAGAGCGGGCCTCAAATCATCATCAGCAATTCCGCTAGCCAATGACATTTTGCTGATCATGGTTTCTGTTGCAGCAATTTGTGCATCAGTAGCGCTGGCCGAAATGTTTAGTGTTCGCGCCAATTCGACTTGCGCGGCCTCATCTTCCATTGCGGCTTTCGTGGCACCAGCCAACGCATAACCCAACGCGCCAACAGCGGCGGCGGCAGGCAGGGCGGCCTTTTTGATAGCAAACCCTGCTTTAGCGCCAACACCTTCAAGGCTTTGAAATTCCTTTACGGCTTTATCTAAACCTTTGCTGTCAAATTCGCTAATGATCGGAATTTTGATTGCCATTACATCACCAGGTTTCTATTGACAGCGTCCATTACGCGTTCCACCAATTCAACCATGTTTTGTTCAACAGCGCCCGCATTGCGGTCATATGCAGGCCACATGACGCGTGAAGGCAAACCAAACTGCAACGTTAGGGCTGAAATGAAATTGGCACCCTGGGCGTTGGATCCACCCTTTTTGCCTGCCATATCAATGATGGCGGCGGCAGGATCTTTTTGAATAATGCTGATGGTGCTTGAATTTCGTTTGCTCACATCTACTTTGACACCAACACCGCGCTGGGCTTTTTGCTGGCTATACGGAAATTTTTGGTTTCCCCGCTGTGTCCATGCGCGTTCCATACCAGACAGCAAGCGCGGTGGGTAACTGGCTTTTGCATCATCAATGGCAGGTTTGGCTAGTTCCTTTGCCTCTTTGTTTATGGTCTTGCGTAAATCGGGGTCAACATTGCGCAATTCTTTCAGCGCCTCTTTCAACCCGTAAACCTCAATCTGTGCCGTGGCGCTCATCGTTTTCCCTTGTTTTGCTTATTCAACACAGTAATGACTGTTTGCAAATCTTGGGTGTCAAATTCGATGTGTGGCGGCCACCAGCCGACAGCCACAAGTACTTCGGCTAATTGGCGGCGGTAGGTGCCGCGTCCGTAGGGTTTGGGTTTGTTTGATCCACCGCTTCAATGTCCATGTTTGGGTTTTGTTTCAACCATTCAGACCATGTTGCTGGCATGGTTTCGCCCGCCAATTTGTACAGATGGAACGCCCAGCAAACCATGTCATTGACACCGATACCACGGCCGTCTGACACTTTGCGGTTCTCTGATTTTTCCCATTCGCTGATCACAAGCAGGTTTGTGGTTACCTCACGCGGTGGGGTGTTTTCGTTCAGGGTGATGCGTAGTTTGATTTTCATTTCAATCCTTCCGTCTAGTTTGTGTTATTGAAATTTAGGCTGTGGTGTCAACGCTGTAAACACCGCCCTGAAATGTCAGATCAATGGTGTTCAATTCGCCCAGCGATGCGTTCACCACTGGCAGACTTTCCAAATAAGTGTCAGTCAAAATAAAACCTGGGTTGGTCACGCTGTCTACTGATCCATAGGCAGGGTTTACTTTCACAGTGCATTTTGTGCCCACTAAATCTTTCAGGCTTGCGTAGGTTTCGCTTGCCACATATGACATAAACATTGTCACGGTCAATTCGTTGTTTTCAAGTCCGCCCACATAGGTGCGCGATCCCGTTCCAAATGCGGTGTCCTCTAGCGCTTCAACTGTGCGCGTCAATGTTGCAGATGTGGTCTGGTCAGTTAGATCAACAATGGTTCCAATTGCGGTTCCGATTTTGACGCTAGGGTTGCTCAATTGTGTGCTGGTGGCCATGATGGTTTACTCCTTCGGTTTGGTTTTCACTTTAGATGGTTTTGATGGCTTGTCGGTGGATTGTCTAATGAACCCACCAGCCACCAAATGATCCACGTTGCTATCACCTGGGTCAAATTCGTCACCTGGCGTTCCTAGACGTGGGGAAATGATCACATATTTCATGCTGTTTGTGCCTGTTGCATCACGGTCAATTCATAGCAGGGCAACATCACGCCACCAATGTCAAGGGTAGTTGGACGGCCAGCGGTAACGGATCCAACGCCTGCCAGCACTAACGCGCTTAGGTTCAAAAGGTTTCGCATTGCGTCAAGGTTTGATGGCCCCATTGAAATGATCTGTACTGGCCAACTGATTTTGACGATGTTGTAATTCCAGGCTTCAAATGAGCAAGCACCAATGAACGCGCATGGTGGCACCATGTTTCTGGGATCTGTGACTACCTGCAAACCTGTGATGGTTTCCAATTTGGTTTTTAGATCGTCCAGCGCCTCATTGAACAGGTCTGTGTATGCAACGGGCATCAGGCCACCTGCGGGCGTGAAATACCTAGCAACTGTTTGATGATTGGGGACAGGCCTGTTGTTGGTGCTGTGCCCATTTCGCTGAATGATGCAAACACATCAATTGATCCGCGTTGACGGTAAAGCGCGCCACCATATTGGATTGTTCCAAGCGTCACGTCACCTGATGGGCTGGTAGTCAAACTATCGACATAGCCCGCTTCTTGCCGTCTGCGATAACAAAACGCGTTTGCAGCGCTTGCGCATTGCGTCAAAAATGTGGTGTCCGCTGCTGTAGCGGTACCAATGCCTAGCCAATCCTCAATGTTTCCAGCGGTGATCCATGTGCAAACAGGGTTATATGCAATGGTGCCAGATGATGCAACGCGAATTACATCGCTAGCGGTTTTCGCAAACAACACCTGATTTTCAATTGGAATCTGATAGTCAAATATCAAATCGCCTTCGGTGTCCACACCCATGAACAGATATTGAGGCAATGCGTAAACGGAATAGGTACCGTTGAACGTTGCATCAACACCTGCCACGGTGATTGACTGGCCAACTGCAATTTCATTGGGGGTGAGTAATTGCAAGACTGCGTAATTGTCAACCAGGTATTTGTTGGTGACTGTGTAAGTAGCCATGGCGGTTAGGCCGCCTTTCTACTAAGCCTGGGTGATCTTGCGGATCATTCCACCAATTGCTGCGAAGGTTGAAACATAACCATAGAAACTCATGTTTCGACCCAAGGTTGCTGGGTTCTCAAATGACTGCAAGCCACGGATTGATTCGTAGAACTCATAGGCATCGCCTTGGCCTTGACCTACGCGGGTGATGATCATGGTTTTTGCAGCAAAGTTGCTGTCAACTACCAACTGCAGACCCAATGGGTTGCCGTTCCATGATGTTGCGTTTCCGCCACCCAATGCGTTTTGACCTGTGAGGCCTGCGCCGATGAATGGGAATACTGGACGGCCAGTTGTGTCGGCAAGTTGTCCAAGTTGACCCCACACGTCTGGGCTAACGAACATGTGAGTAGGTGTCCAGTTGCGGTTTGTGGAAATGTCAACGGCTGCATCGTAAACCGATTTCAACAAGTCTGCAACGGTCAAGTCCCAAACGCCTGATGCGTTTGCTGCGGCAAGCATGTTGTCTGCTGCAACGTTGTCTGATGCAATCATGTATTCGCCCATGAGGTCATTCAAGATCAACTGCATTGCCGATGGGTTTGTGAAATCAATGTCTTGTGCCGACAAAGTAACTTGTCCAGCAAGTGTTGTCTTAGTGACTGAATTGCTTGCAATCACCATGGTTGTTGCAGATACTGAAGACAATTCAGTTGCCTGTGATGCAACGCTTGTGTGTGTGGTGATTGTTGGACGAATAAAAGTCTTTGACTGTCCGCTGTCTGGGTAAGCGCGAGCGCCTACTGCATCAACTACTGGACGCAAGAAGTTCAGGTCTTGAACTAATGGCCCAAGAACTGGAACTGGCAAAAGACCAGGTGTATCAGTTGTAAGCACGTCGCCCGCGGCTGCTTGCAACGCGGTGCGTTTTGACGCGGTGTATTCTGCTACTGCAGCGTTCATGTTTTTGAACGTGTCGCCCCCGATATGGTAAGCGGCCATGAATTCGCCTGCTGATGGCAATACAAATTCTTTTTTGGCTTGTGCAAAAATTGGTGCTGTTGGGATAGTTGCTTCAACTGCTGGTGCTACTGGTTCGGACATTTCTGTTTCCTTTTCAATCGGTTCCTGTGTTTCAGTATTGCTGATTTCCTCTGGCTCTTGGTGGATACTTGCAGCCACTTGTGAGATGTTAGCCATATCGCCAAACGCGCCGATTGGAACCAGGCTTAGTTCCTGCCATTCGGCTGCTTCGATGATCATGGTTCCTGCCTCATCGTAAGAAAATTTGGTTGGGTTTACGCCAACGCTGACCTGGTCAATGGTGCCGTCCGCGGCCATTACTAACGCGTCATTGCCCAATGATGTGGCGCTGATTTTGGCTGTAAACATCATTCCCTGTTCGGTGTCCACGCGTTCGGTGACCACACCAACAGGCATTGATGCGTCATGGTACATAAACAGGCGCGGTGCTTTGCCTTCAACAGGTAGGGAACCTGGGCGGAAAATCACCTCTGTGCCATCGCTTACGCGGGCGGGAACGTTATAGGGAACCGCGGTTCCAGAAATTGAACGGCGGGGCTGTTCGCCTTGCGCTGCGTCTAGCGTAAAATCGCCTGCAATTAGTTTGATCATCGGTTTGCTAACTCCTCTTGTGTATTTTCCTGAATAACGGTTTCTGTATTGTCCATGCTGTCTGCCATAAAGTTTTCCTCTAGGTATTCATCAGCATCAAATTCGACATATGTGCCCCGCGGTAAAACATTATCCATTGACAATGCGCCAGCAATGGCATCTGCATACAACTTGACACCAAATAGGTAAAGATCCGCGCGGGCCTGTTGGCTTGACTGGTATGAATACGCGCCAGTAGCAACGCCCACAAGATATGGCGGAACATTTGCTAAGCGTGACATTTCCAGCGCCTGATATTGGCTGGCCTCAATCAACAGCATTTTGTCAGGTGTTGCAGCAGTTTCTGTGTAGGTCAAATACTGGTTCAACGCGGCTGTTTGGTTTGTCGCGCGCGCTGCATTGAATTGTGCAGCAAGGTCTGAAAGTTCTTGGGCGCTTAGTGGTTCGCTGTTTTCGGTTTGGCGCAATATGCCAGCAGGAATTGATGATGATGCGTTTCGGTTTCTTGCTTGTTCTAATTTCAACGCGGTATCAATTGCGTTTGGCGCGGAATAAACCAAACCCTGTTCAGGTGATAAAAATTGCACAAGGTTTGCTGGGTCAATTTCACCACCCTGAAAATACACTTGTGTCGAAGGCGCAAACCAGACGGGTGGGGCCATATCGGTGGTGGTGATTGATCCCGCTGGCAAACGTGTGAATGATGCAGGGTAACCATCAGCGGTACGGCTGGTGATGTACCAAAACGCGCGCCCATAAAACAGCAAGTCGTCAAGCGTCCACGCCATCAAAAACTGGTATGAAACAGATGGATCTGGACGGCGTAACCATGAACGTGGTGCGATGTACACCTTTTCCATTTCATCGCCGTTCCACATTTCGTTGTACATTTTCAACGGCATTGAACCGATTACTGATTTGAATAGTGAGTTTGCGCGGTTGATGGTTGGCACCGAAACAGCGGCGTTTCTTTGTTCGCCTTCGCGGTAGGTGTAGTACTGGCCGATCATGTTTACGCCAACATTTGATGATGAATAGCCTGGGGAAAATCCGCCTGCCACCGCTGGTTCACCTACATGGGTTGAAATTGCAGCCTGTTTGGTGCGCGAAAAAATAGCCATGCGTCAAGCATTACACACAAAGGGTTGTTGATGGTGACACCAGGCTATGCGAAACCCGACAGAAGGCGAAGGCCAGCCTGGTGCCGTTTTCATATTAGCCATTTGAAACAACCATCATGGGTTTGCCACCAGTTTTTGGTTTGCTAGTCAACGCTGCTGCAAAGACCGCTAGGCGCGCTAATTCGATAGGGCCACTTGAACGCTGTGAGGAAAGCGCTATGGATCCCTGTGACCTGACGGCAACGGCGCGCTGGATATGTTCAGCCAGCATGGTTTCCCCTGTGTGGACTAACAGTTTTTGGCGGATCATTTGACGAACTGGATCTGTCCATTTCAAAATTTCGCCGTAGCCAACGATCACTTTTTTGCGTTCTAAATGCAACGGCCAATGCAGATCAATGGACGGTGTGATAGCGAATTTGATGGCAGGGTTTTGGTTCAATCGTTCAGCGTGTTCCATGACCTGGGCGTAGGTGTCCACCATAAATTCCACGGTGATGGCGGTGCGTCCGTCTGGCAGGGCTACGGCGCGCAAACCAAAATACCGTGTTTCGTCCACGCTGTTTTCAATTGCCACGGTGCCACCGTCAGGGATATCCCCTTCGAATTTGAGTGATGGCCATAGCCCTGGGTTCAACCAACCCTGATCTGACGCCACCCACAGGTTGCATGAGGCGCGCAAAAATTGTGTGCGGTCAGGGTTTTCACTTTCCGCGGTTATGGTTTCCATTGTCAACGTGTGCCCTAGCGCGGGGTTTCCCCATGACCATGCAGCAGGGTTCATTGGGTTTAGGTCTGGTGGTGGTGACCATTCCGCAAAATACAGGTTTCCTGTTTTCTTTTGGTCAATCATTCGCAAAGCCTGTTCCCGCCATTTGAGAAAGGCGCGGGAATTTTCTGTGCCCGCCGTTGACCAGCAGGAAAGCAAGGGCGATTTTTGGGCGCGCATTGCGGGCAACAAACCACCGTCAATTGCTTCGCTGGAAATGTCCCAAATTTCATCAGCCACAATTAGGTTTGGGCTGGTGCCGTGACCAACGGAAGGGCCAGCAGCGCGAACAAACCAGCGGGATCCATCAGGCATTGTGACGCTGTTCCGCCCGTAGGAATGTGAAACCTTTGCACCAAATTTGGCTTCCAAGATTGGGGCCAATTCGTCAAACAGCATTACACCCAAATCAAGCCTGTGGCTGACAGACAACACCAACTGTTTTTTCCCTCTGATGATTGGCATTTTTGTGAGCCACCAACCCACCAACGTCATCAGGGCAACGGTCTTTCCGTTCTGCCGCGCTGTCGATACCAACGAAATACGGTTATGCAAATTCAAATCATCATCATGGACTAACTGGTTGGTCAAACACCTGATCTGCCAAGGCATCAATTCAATCCCCAGCACGTCCCTAGCCCAGCCCCCCAGATCCGCCCCAAACGATCCCAACCCATCAGGCACCACCGTTTCCAAGCGCGGCCCATCATGGCTAGTTGGCTCTGATCCTGGCTGGTTCGGGCTTTCTGATATAGAACTGAG